AGGCCGAACTTCAGGGGGCTCTCGTCGCCCTGTCCAGCAAACTCGGACGTATCGAGGGTCTTTTGGAGCGGCTTACGCAGGAGCCTCGCAAGTGACCGTGATAGCGTTACTTATTGCACTCGTCACACCTGCCAAGTGGTATCGTTGGCAACTGCCCGTCAACACGGGCGTTACATGCTGGTCCGCCCATCTGGTCAGGCTGCATGAGTGTGCGGTTCAACACCCGGACGCGACCAGCATCCAACGGGCGGTTTGCGAGGCATCATCGCGTGGTCAGTACACGGCTTGCATCGAGGGCATCCCATGAGCGAGAGCGACACGAACAACAACCAACCACTCGACCACTGGTCTAGCGACGATCTGGAGGCCGACGCGGACACGCGATCAACCGAACAGCGTGTAGCCGATCAAGAATCGGCGTTCATCCGCCAGTGCCAAACAAACGCCGCGCAGCGGATCGACGCACGGTACAACGCATCAACGCCCCGTCCGTCCCAAGAACTTCCCCACGACGCTGGTACACAAAGCCGAATGGGTATGCAGGCAAACGGCGATTCTCAACTGGGACCGACGCAAAACGGAGCAGATGCTACAGTTTCATGCGAAATCGCACCGGGAGGGGCAGGTTCTTCACTTGACCTGACCAGCGAGCGTGACCGTGGCCTGATCCGTTCGTCAATCGCCCGCCGTCCGAAGCGGTGGGCTGGGGTGACTGACGAGGTGAAGGCGGCGGTAGTTGCCGGGCTCAACAAGGCCCTTGGTGCGGCGGTCAAGCACATCGAGAACGGGGTAGAAGTTCTGGACGCGGCGAAGGTGGTTGCATCGGTTGGCAAGACCTTCGAGGCCCTTGAAAGCCAGTGCCAGAAGGATGAACACCGGGCGGAAGATCAGGAACGCATCGACTCGGGCAAGGCGACCGGGGCCATCAAGCTCTATGCAAACGAAGCCCCGACACATCTGGTATGAGCAACGCAAGACCATCCCCCGTTGGATACATGCCCTATGGGGCGGTGGTATCGCTGTGGGGTAGCCGTGCGTCCGAAGTGCTGATACCTGGCCCGGCGGGCACGGGCAAGAGCCGTGGGGTGCTGGAGAAGGTCCACCTATTCCTGATGAACTACGCGGGGGCACGCGGGCTGATCGTCCGCAAGACCCGTGCGTCAATGACGGAATCGGTGCTGGTGACATTCGAAAGCCATGTTGCTACGGCTGGCTGTACGCTGAGCAACCAGCAACGCCGGACCCGCACGGCCTACGACTACGTGAACGGTTCATCGCTGGTGGTTGGTGGGCTAGACAACCCTGACCGGCTCATGTCCACCGAGTACGACATCATCGCGGTATTCGAGGCCACCGAACTGAGCGAAGACGACTGGGAGAAGCTGACCACCCGCCTACGCAACGGCAAGGCCCCGTACCAACAGATCATCGCGGACTGCAATCCGGCAAGCCCTACGCACTGGCTCAAACGCCGGGCGGATCGTGGTCAAATGGCGGTCTTTCCGTCCAGCCACAAGGACAACCCGCGACTGTGGAAGGGCGACGACTGGACACCAGAGGGGCGGCGGTATCTGGCGACACTGAACAGCCTGACTGGTCATCGGCGGGCCCGGTTGCTCGATGGCAAGTGGGCCGCTGCGGAAGGGCTCGTATACCCCGAGTTCGACGCATCGACGCACGTTATCACCACGCGGGTAATCTCCGATTCGTGGCGGCGGATCGTGAGCATTGACTTCGGGTACGTGCATCCGTTCGTTGCCCAATGGTGGGCGATTGACGAAGACGGGCGTATGTACCTCTATCGTGAGCTGTATCGCTCCCAGCGGATCGTGGCTGACCACGCCAAGCAGATACTCGAGTTGTCGAAGGGCGAGCGTATCGACGCTTTCATTTCGGACCACGATGCGGAAGACCGGGCGACGCTGGCGGCGGCTGGAATCCAGACCATTGCGGCGGACAAGGATCATCGGACGGGCCGGGACGCGGTACACGCACGGCTGCGGGTGCAGGACGACGGCAGGCCGCGTCTGTTCATCCTGGCCGATTGCACTGTCGAAACAGACCCTGTGTTGTACGGGAAGAAACGCCCGACGAGTACGCTGGCCGAGTTCGATTGCTATGCGTACCCCAAGGGCATGGACGGACGGGCGGAGAAGGAAGAACCCGTCAAAGAGTGCGACGACGGCATGGACGCGATGCGGTACGCGGTGATGTGGCTCGACTCTCCGAACAAGGGATACGGGGCGTGGTCTGGTGGATCTGCGAAAGAACCGGAGCCGTCCGCTAAGGTGCCAACGATGGATCGTGATACACTTGCCCGACGCGACCTCGAACACAGGATGTTTGCATGACGGCCAAGAAACCCACGATCAAGCAGCAAGGCCAACCCGCAATGCGTGGCGTGAAGGCCGTTGAGCCGTACGACGACCGCCCCTTGAATGCCGGGTGGGTGTCCGCGTCTGTGATTCAAGGCGAGGACGCATCGAGCCGCTACAACAACAACACGGGCCGCGACTTCGAACTGGTCGCACGGGCCCGACTTGGTACGCCTGCCCATGCGTGCGGCATCCTTGCCAACGTGTGCAGCTCGCAGACGCTGCGGCTCTATCGTCGTGCGTCCCGTGGTGCCAAGCGGTACGCCTCGCGTGCTGTGACCGACCGCAAGACCCTGCGTTACCTTCGTGGCGACGGCGATGTACGCCCGACCGCGTGCAAGGGTGCGAACTACGCCAGCAAGGCGGGCGACGGCATCGAAGAAGTGCTGGACAGCCCGATCCTGTCCGTACTCCAGAACCCGGACCCCGTGTACTGCGGGCAGTTGTGGATGAAGTTGCTCTGGTGGCAGCGTGAGGCGTGCGGGCGTTCGTACATCTGGGCTGGTGACCGCGTGGGCGGCATCCCGACGAGTCTGTACCTGCTGCCGTCCGCGTACACGTGGCCGGTGAAGTCGCGTACCGGGCTCATCTCTGAGTTTATCTACGCCCGCAATCGCAGCGACATGTTCCACGCGAGTACGGACGATGTGGTGTACATCCGCAACATGCCCGACCCATTCGACCCAGTGGGGGCGTTGTCGTGGCTCCAGAGCGTGACAGCCGAAGCCGACATGGAAGCGGCGGCGTTGACCGCAGAAGTCGCACGATGGAACAACGGCGGGCATCCCGGCATGGTGTTCAAGGCCGGGGCACAGAACGACAATACCCAGATGATGCAGATGCGGTCTGCGTTGGAGAACCAGATTCGCGGCGTTGGCAAGGCGGGGAACTTCCTGCTCTTGCGTGACACGGAACTGGTTCAGTACGCCACCAAGCCCCATGAGATGCAGTACATTCAGGGCATGGAGGCGACACAGAAACGCATCTACGACGCGGCGGGAATCCCCGAGCCGATCTATCGCCTGAACTCTGCGAACCTCGCGAGTGCGACCGTGGCCGATGCGATGTTTGCGAAGTTGTCCATCGCCCCGCGGCTGGCGACGATGGCGAGCGAGTTGACCGAGGGCCTGTTGCCGCTCTTTGGCGTTGAGCCGGGCGAAATGTGGTTCTCGTACGACAACCCCGTGCGGGACGATGTGGTCATGCTCGCTGCCGAACTGCGGGCTGCTGAGATGCAGGGCATCATCTACCCCAACGAGTACCGGCACATTCTCGACCTTGAAGCCCTGCCGGATGAAATGAACGTGCTTCGGTTCCGTCAGACGGAGGCGCCGGCCCCGATGTTCGACCCGTTCAGCGTGCCCGCGAAGGTGTCGCCCGCTGCCGAGGCCGAGATGGAAGACGACACGGAAGAAGACACAACCGACGAGGAAGACGATGCCGAAGGAAACACAGACGACACCGTAACCAAGTCCGTCACGACCAAGGCCGACTCGTACGAGCCCACCGACAGCATGGCCGAGGAAGCACAGCGGGGGCTCGATTGGCGGGAGGAGTTTGGACGCGGCGGGACGGAGATTGGCGTAGCCCGTGCCCGTGACATCACGAACAAACGCGGCCTGTCGCTGGACACCGTGTACCGCATGGCATCGTACTTCGCACGTCACGAAGTGGACAAGCAGGGGCAGGGCTGGTCGCCGGATCAGGACGGCTACCCGTCTGCCGGTCGCATCGCATGGGCGTTGTGGGGCGGCGATCCGGGGCGTACGTGGGCTGAGAAGATCGTCGATCAGGTTGAAAGCGATGATGACACCGATCCGAGCCCGTCCGGCGGAAAGTCCCTTGGCTCGTCAGTTGGAGCGTGCGAATGCGTATCTTGCGGCAAGGGAGGGAGTGCGGTTCTCAAGTCTGCCAATGACTCCGCAGCGGCTGGTGGCAATCGTGGATCAGCGGACGTTCGAACGGATGGTCACGGACGGGACGGCATCGAACTGAAGGCGATGGGCGAATGGGACGAAGACGCGAACGTCCCCAAGTCCACCGTCCGCATCTTCAACGAGTTTGCCAACAAGATGAACACGTGGTATATGACCGTGATTCCGTCGATGGTCAATGACACCGCAGGCGTGGACCCGCCGA